ATTGTCAACAATTATCTTGCTAGTATTTACTAGGATTTAGGGGGAAACAAAGTGTGAACATCAAGTGTCGCACCCTTTATTTACTATGATTCTATGGTCTTAAAAATTCAGCGTTCCAGCCAAATGCTTCTTTAACCATGTCTGCTGTTAGACCTTTATAAGTCTTATTCAGCGTTCCATTCTTTACATCTATTAATACGTCAGCTTCTTTATGATGTAAGCCTTCTAATATTTGTATGAACAAAGTTTCTTTTCTTATTTTGGTAAGTTCGTTGTTACCACCTTTTACAAAGTTATATAACCTTTTTGCTTCATTTTCCAACCATGTATGTTGTGTTCCTTCTGGTACTTCGTTCCTAATGAACGGAGGTACTCCAGGAGGTAAATCCCATTGTATGTTTGGATCAAAGGCACCTTTTAAGATCATTCTCAATCCTGGTGTATCGTTTTGTCTTAATACAGCGATCTTATCTGCCTTTACTTTAGCGTTATTAACTCTGGTAAAGATTTCACTAATTAACTCTTTGCCTGAACCTGCAGTACGAGCCATTGCTTCCATTGCTTTTGGTGATATCAGGTTAGGGTTTCTTGCTCTTTCTTCAGCCATTTTATTTCTCCATATATATGTTATCAAAAATCATTAATATTTTCAATCAATGCTTTTAGCTTATTATCTATAAAGTATTGTAACAGTAGCGATCTGTCATTATCTTTATAGTTCTTGTAATTATTTATAATACTTGTTTTAATGTCTTCTGGTATCATAGATAAATCTATTAATTTTTTATTACGTTCAAAATACTTTCTTGTTTCGCTACCAAGAGGTATATTATTCGTATCAGCCCACTCTGCTAATCTTTTTTTGTTTATAGGTTTCTGTCTTTCGTCTCTTAAAAATATATCATCTGGACTTAATATGTTTGGTACACCGTCTGATCTATCACCCTTAATAATTTGTTCTCTTAAAAATGTTTCTGAATCTACATTCTCACCCATAAAACTTTTCAACATTGGACTATATTGGTACACATCACCATAATGTTGTAATTGAATAAAGTCTTTGTCACCAGATATTATTAGATACTTGTCTTCTTCTCTCATAGCAACTAGTGTAGCGATTATATCATCTGCCTCACACTTCTCAACGTGTAGAATTTTGTATGGCATATTCTTTGTAAGTTCTTCTCGTATCTCACTCATAATATTAAAGACACCACTCCAATCAATCTTACTATCTACTCTTCCTTTTCTTCTTTGGTGTTTGTAGTGTGGAAATATATCTCTACGCCATGGATCAGCAGCATCAGCAGCACATACTAAAGTACCAAACTCATCTTTAAACTTCATATTAAATGCTCTTATTGTATTTAAGATAGAATGCCTTACTGCATCTTTATCTGGTAACTCTGATACATCGCCTCTACTTTGCGCCATCAGGTTTGAAATCATCACTTGGTTTAAATCTATTATAATCATATTAATTGTCCAGGGTTCCTATTGGGTCTGACATTGTAGACCAATCTCTACATATGTCCATTACTCGTTTTCTAAATTTAAAGTTAATAAATTTGTCATCAATTAGGGTTTCAAATAATTTGTCCACACCAGCACCTAACTGTAAGTTGATATGTTTCTTAAATTCAAACTTTTTAAATTCTTTAAATGCAGTCACTACATGATGTTTTTGAAATGGTTTGTTTACTTCTTCCCAAGTTTTACTATAAAAGAAATCCTTGACAGGAAGAGATAGATATGGTGTAATAAGTTGTTTCTTATTGTTTCTAGCAATCAATTCATGCCATAGATAACCTGCTTGATTGTTTATGTCAAAATAGTTATCTCTAAACTCATCAAATTTTTCTTTTGATTTACCTGGACCATAATGTATCATAGCCTTTTTAGATATACCATAGTAACCATCAGCGGCCCAACCACTTAATACCACATCTTCTTGTATTTCTGGATACACATATAAGAAAGGAAAGCAACATTCAAAATGTGTTTTCTTTTTACATCTTACTTCTTTTACTAATCTTTGAAAATCGTTTTGTAAATTGTTTGTAGGTACTACTATGATATTACAGTCCCAACCCATTAGTTTTGCCACTTCAGCGGCCTTTGTAGCGTCATATGATGGTTGGTCTTGTAGATGAAATGTATATGCAGTTACTTTCTTACCCATTCTATGAGCAGCAAATGCAACTGACAAACTATCAACACCTCCAGATAATAAAACAGCAACATTCTTATCTATTGTCTGTTGTTCAATCTGATCAATTATTAAATTATCTATCATAACCATTTTTTTTTGTAATACTTATAAAAGTCTTTGTCAGTAAAAATTTCTTTAATTTCTTTAATTGGTAATTCGTCTTTGTTAATAAGTTCTGATAAGGTATCATATTCATATGTATCAACCTTTCGAGTCATCTTTCCAGGTGATTCCCCTAAACAAATCATCAACCGGACTCTTTTCTTTTTCTCTATCTTGTTTAATTCTTTTTTGAGTTTGTCCATAAAAATAGAAAGCAATACCTAAAATTGTTAGTAAAAAACTAACACTTAAAAAGAGAAATAATAATCCGTGTGCTAAGTCCATAATAAGAAAGGGCGCCGAAGCGCCCCATCTAGCTTTCTAATTACGCATCAAGTGCGATTAGGTCTGCTTTCTTTACAGAAACTTTGTGGTTGTCATACTTGAACGGAGTTCCGTATAACGCTTTGATACCAGCAGCGATGATAGCTCTTGTTGGAGTTCCCATTCTGTAGTATTTTTTTCCACCAACTCTGTTACCATAGATCATGTGACCTTCAGCTCTAAGCGTGTCAATCATTGATCTTGGAGACTCTAAATCAAAGTTCTTTTGAATTGAAGTCCAAGCAACATTACCACCTTTTGATAGTAAGTTAAGTAGTTTTTGTTTTTTTGATAAAGCTTTTCTGCCTCTAGTTTCTGTAGCAACAGTTCTTTTTACTGTTTTTACTTTTACTAGTTCGTCTTTACCAAACAAGTTTTTTATTGTATTTAACATATTAATATACTCCTATATATTTTCAGTTGTTAAGTTTACTATTTTACAACCTGTGAAGGCGATTCTTAGCGAATTCATTTATCAAGGTCCTCATCTGATGCCAACCAATCTGGGCCATCTTTTAGTTCCTCTTTTAAATCTTTACTGAAAGGTCTCGTTGTTTTACCTTTATGGAATAAGTCATAATTTATTCTAGCACTTTGACCACCATCTTTATTTACTTTTAGTTCTACCATGTTTTCTGATAGTACCTGTGATGGGTGTTTCATATTAAAATCTCTGTAAATTAAACCACGCATTGTATCTACTAACATAGCCAAGTCTTTTGTAAACTCACCTCTTTCAGTTTTGATACCCATATTGTAGAAACTTTTTAATAAACTCATACTCATATCATCAACACTAGTCTCAACAAACTCTTTGGTCTGTTGTTTATGCATTTGGTCTAAAAACTTTTGATCCTCTTTCTTTGGACCAGCAGTTGACTTCTCCACAATTCTATTAGTGGGAAATGCTATTACATTATCGTAGTCTTTATTTTTTGTCAATTACTTCACCTTTAAAATTTACCAAGCCTTTATCAGCAAAGTATTCTATAAGTTGATTATAACCACCAACTAACTTATCGTCAATCTTAACTTGTGGCATTGTTCTAACTTGTTTACCAATATCTTCTATTAGTTTAACTGGATCAGAACCAAAGTCTTTCTCTAATGACTTTTCTTCATACTCAAGGCCAAGCGTCTTAACAAGGTGCTTCGCCTTGGTACAAAATTGACAGTTGTTTTTACTGTATATTATTATTTTCATTATTACCTTCTAACTTTTCAAACGCAATTTTAGCTTTTGATTTAACATTATAAGCATCAACAGCTTCTGCGATTGTGTAATTGTACATTTTGTTATAATCACCCATTGGTAATCTTAACCCAATCCATACTCTGTAATAACCATTTTTAGTCATAGTTATATCTTTAGCAAAGATTTCATAACCTCTTACTGGTGTCTTTGTAATTAAGTTGACAATTGTACTCTCAACTTCTGACACAGTAGTCTTGTTATGTTGTTTACCAAGTTCTGTGATAAATATTTTTGATGATTTATTCATTTCACCTTTAACAATATCAGCAAGTTCTGACTTTGCAATCATCATGCCTTTCTCTATTGCTAATTGTAAATCTGGCGACACAGCCGTAGCGACACCAAAGATACATAATCTATCTTTATTTTTACCAAAAGTTGGTGTATCACATGCCTTCTTATCCGAAAAATCATTAACGTACCACTTCGGTACTGTTTCAATGATCTTTGACTTCTCTTTCTTAATCTTATATTGTGACGCACAATTTGTCAACAATAAAGATAGACCTATGATGGCCCCTATTTTCACATATTTGTTCATATTATTTAACCTCACTTTTTACATTATATACTAGTTCTTGCGCTTTGTCAAGTGCTAAAGCTATATGATCTAAAAACTCAGCCCCTGTCATACCTGTCACAACAACTATAACTAATGAGATTATGATTATGTTTTTAATCATTATCTAACCTCCCATTCACCATTTAATTTTAAACATACTTTTCCTGGTGTATAGAATGCATGTTTGTCCCGACTATATCTTCGGCAGTATTCTGGTTGTGCCATATCAGTATAGTAAAACTCAGCGAATAGTTCCCAATAAGTTGGTCCATCTGCTCGTTTTCTACCATCTGCACACTCCAAAATTTCTTCTTTGATTAGTTGATTATCACTCTCTTTGATAATTACTTTAACATAACAATACTGAT